CCTGGTCCCTGCATTTCGCGTCTTCCACTACCTTCACTCGATGGTTCACTCGATACACTTTGTTGTTGAGATTTAGACACCGTATTCTGAACCGCGGACATCATATTCTGAACAAGTTCCGGGTTCTGTTTAATCACATCGTTCATGTTCGGCATGACTGATTTGAACATGCTATTCGTTAAATGGAACATCATAGCTGAACCACCAAGCATCATTATAAGTTTTACCTCGGGGGCGACGTGCATTTTCGTTCTATACTTCACGTATAACTCCTCGAAAACCTCATCGTAATCGTCCACATTTTCCATAACGTTTTCGGACCAACCATCGAGTTGGATCTCGAATGGGTTATACTTTTTATTCAAAAACTCAAGACCCGTGGTACACGCAATAAGCATACGTCTCGAAAACTTTATAGACTTATCGACGTCTATACTATACGTTATCCGCTTAACTTCGGCTCTAAGTTCGTCTACGGGGGAATAAGCATTCAAACGCTTGTTTACAGTAAACCCTTTTTTTTCCAAACGCCCAAGTTTGTTTACGAGATCAACCTTTTCCTCGTCGATAGTTTTAAACCCAGGTGATGGTTTTTCCTCCTCTTCTTCCATGGCGTATCCTCCTCCACCACCCCCATAACCATAATCCATAGTATCGGGTTCATCGTCGTACTCGCCGTAATCGACTGGGTCTTCTGGAGGAGGGGCGGATGGTGGGTTCTGTTTGTTCGGGTTCGCGAACGAGTCTATATCTTCCTGAAAAACTTGCGCCTGTGGTGGCGTAAACTGAGTTTTCATCGGTTTAGGCATTTGCCTTCTGATAGTTTGAGGCCTGGGAACTTCTATTTCTATCTCGTTCATAAGTGCCTGTTCGTTATCATCTAGTTTCATAACGTTAGTATCGCCACGATTAAGAATAATCTCTCCGTCCATTACTATTACTCTTTATATTGAAACTATTCTAATTTCTTTAACGCACTTTATAAAAAAATCTCAGTCCATAACAAATGATTAAACTCAACACCACGAACAAAAATACACTCAGGGCGATTGTCATAGTTTTTGCTATACTCTGCGTTCTCCAAATGCTTAAAACGAGCTACTATACACCAGCCCCAGTCGACATCGAAGTCGTCAGTGAAGGTTCGCTCTTCGATCTCGAATCCAAGGAAGAGTGTCTCGGCAAATCGTACTACTCGGATAGCCGAGGCGGTGTTTGCGACGGCCAAAAATTGGTTGTCGGACAAGCGAGTTATAAGATGAAGTAAAATCTCCGGTATATATAAATGGCTTTAGTGACTAGTCAATCAACCTTACCTGATTTCGAATGCGAACACCATACAGTTGTACTCGATAACCTGGATACTGTCAGTGATACCGACTTTACTCTATATTTACCAACCCCACTCGAGAACGTTGTTCAGGCACAGTTATTAGCGGCGAGTATTAACACTACCGATGATACTCAAAGGTGTATACACGTAGGCATAGAAGAACTCAAAACGTACTTCAGTCAACGTGGTAAAAACGATCTCGATGACGCAGATAATCACCTAAACGGTATATTCGGTACGATCGTGTGTGAACACAAATTACACGCGGCTTCAAATCCTCAACAAAAAGCCGTATTTTTTAGAAACGAGTATCCAATCGTTCAACAATACTATAATCCCATTCGAAAGATCGATAGATTGACGTTTAATTTAGATAAACAGGACGGTACAGCGGCAGACTGTGGCGATGCAGTTTTTGTTTTTAGATTTGTATGCAAAAAAAGAAATTTGCCCTATGAATAATTTCAGGTCATTTTTTAACCTTTTCTTATTATAAATGTCATCAGGTATTATTCAACTCGTTGCAATAGGTGCTCAAGATGAATACATCACAGGTTCTCCAGAAGTAAGTTTTTTTGTATCGTCATTTAAAAGACACACAAATTTTTCTCAAGTCGTCGAACCACAGGTTATACAGGGTAATCCCAGTGCAGGATCCATGTCATCCATCACATTCGAAAGAAATGGTGATATGTTAGGATATACATATCTCACTATAGATAATAACACAGAAGCTCTTGATATACAGAATTGGGATACACTTATAGATAAAGTCGAACTTCTTATTGGTGGTCAGGTTATAGATACCCAGGACGCCATTTTTACAGAAAAAATAGCTATTGATACATTTGCAACGAACGTATCAAAAAGTGCATTGGGACCACATCCAGGTGTAAGTGCGAATTCTTATTTTTACCCATTACGTTTCTTTTTTTGTGAAAGCGCACAGTCCGCATTACCTTTAGTTGCACTCCAATATCACAATGTTGAGATACGTATACATTGGGGCCAGGATGCAGGTAATTACAACTTTGAATGTTATTCTAATTATTATTACCTTGATGAACAGGAACGTAAAAACGTTACTACAAAAAAACACGATTTAATAATTACACAAGTTCAAAAAAATGATGCGTCGAATGAACGTATACAAGAATTAACATTTAATCACCCCGTGAAATATATAGCTTGTTCAGAAACATCAGGAACGGGTGCATTAACATCAACAACAAATAAAGTAAAAATTCAGGTTAATGGTTCGGATATAACCAATTTTAAGTGGGCAAAAACACACTTTATAGATGTTATGAATTATTACCATACAAATTTTGTTACGTCCCCGGACTTTTTCTTATATTGTTTTTGTATCACATCGAGTTCACTCCAACCGACAGGAACACTCAATTTTAGTCGTATAGATTCAGCCAGAATAATAAGTGAATCCATGACCATTAACGATCCCATATACGCAGTCAACTATAACATACTTCGTATCGAAAATGGTATGGCTGGCCTCGTTTACGCAAATTAAAATACAAGCTTATAATAAATGGTTAAAAAATTACCAACAATCGAGCGGTCTACCAAAATCCTGTTTGGTAAACAAGCTCCTGCAAATCAAGCGGAAAATACAATTGTTTTAAACGCTTCGTCTACAGCTATTGATGCACCAACGAGCGATAGTATTTATATGTCACCTTTACGCGTGACAAATCCTGCATCTACAACTGTTATTGGGTATAATTCAACAACTAAAGAACTTTATAATACAAATATATTAACTTCAGATATAGGTACTGGTGGTGGTAACAGTGGTGATATAACTTTGGGTACAGGAACAACAGGAGACTACGTTGCAACTATTACAGGTGGTGACGGTATTTCTAGTACAGGTGCAACTTCAGGTGAAGGAACAACACACGAGATTTCCGTTGATACGAAAGCAAATGGTGGTTTAGTCATAGAAAATGGTGAACTTGCAGTCAATCTAAGTGCATCTTCTATAACAGGTACTTTAGCAGTAAGTGATGGTGGGACAGGT